CGCCAATCACACTAAACTCACAATGGAGAGCAGCAATGTTTGTGCAAATTGGTTTTAACTATGAGCCGGGCATGGTTGAGTTGCATTTTCCCGAAAGTGAAGGGACGTTTGATGACGTCGTCTTCTGGGATGTTGCACCTTACCGCATCACGTTCACAGGCCACCAAAATGAGAAGGATGTCCATGACGACCCGTGTTTACACGTGGAAGTCTGGGGCAATTCCTTCTTCGGTCTGCTGTCCGCGGGTCGAGAGAAAATCCTCGATCTCCGTGAGTCCAATTCCATCTCTATGACGGCCGTGGGCGCGCTAACGCGTGCCCTCGAATCGATCATCCATCTCGTTGCTGGAAACAGCGACGAAATGGTTTGGAGGGAATTGGGAGGTTCTATGGAGTACCCTTCCCTTGCAGGAGGTGTATTCCGTACCTTAAGTGTATTGGTCGAATGTTGACTAGCCCCTCACGCTGATGTAGGAGATTCTTAAGTGCCAACGCAAAATATCGCAGTTCCTTATTCATATTCCACAAATTACTTCAGTGGAACAGTGAATACTCAATCTGGCTCGAAAGTCGCTTACAGCAATACGGACAACCGTCCGCCGCTCGTAAAGACTGCTCGAGGCAAATGGAGACCTCCGACCAACTACTATCGTGAGATATACCACGGACCGGTTTCGCTCAACATCAGCGCTCGCGTTGATTTTGACTACGCCGGTAAGAAGTACTATCACACGCATAGTGGTCCGGAGGCAGGAACTCCGCACTCTTGGATCCTCTACACGCTGCCCGCCTTCCCAGCTTCTCTGAAAAGGAGGTTGGAACAAAAGGCGCTCGCTAAAGTCAAAGACAGCGATTTAAACCTCGCTGTGGCTTTTGGCGAACGTGCCGCTACCGCAGACCTCGTGGCTAACTCAGCCCGTAGGATCGCGCGGGGTGTACGTGCAGCTCGGAAACTCGATGTCAGAGGTGTGGCTCGCGCTCTCGGATGCTCGGAATTACCGAGACGTAGAAGGCGCAAGAAACCTTCGAGCCGGAAACGGCGTCGTGAGGAAGCCCACAATCTGTGGCTCGAGTACCAGTACGGCTGGAAACCTATACTTAGCGATACATTCGGCGCAGTGGAAGAATTGAATCGGCGTGATAACCGATTCGAAGACCGCTACCGCGTTTCATGTAAAGCGTCAGGTATGGAGACAGACGAGCTTTACACAGGGCCGATTTTTGACAATATCCAAAGCGGGATCATGAAAATCCGTTTTGGTGTCAGACGGCGTGTAAGGCACCGAGGCTACTGTCGATTGGATTGGGTGCTCGAGAATCCGGGAGCGGCAACGCTTTCCGAACTCGGGATTACCAATCCAGCGTTAGTGGCCTGGGAACTGGTTCCGTTCAGCTTCGTGGTTGACTGGTTCGTCCCGATCGGGTCCTACCTGAACCAATTGGATATTGGAACAGGCTGGTCCTTTAAGGGCGGGTCGTTTTCTACGGTCACCCGGGGGTGGCAGCAGATACTGGTTACAGGCGTACGCCTGGATTCAGTAAATGCATGGAATCAGAAGCCGACTTGGTCGTACTCTGATCGCCTGTCCACGCGAATGCGGATGAACCGCACCGCGTATGGATCGCCTCCGTTTAGTTGGAAACCATCATTCGATGGTGATCTGACTAAGGGGTCTCGTGTAGCTAACGCTATCGCGTTGCTGACCGCGGCCTTTAAGTAGTATCTGTCCAGCAATCCTGCTGGCAGACCACCGTAAGGGGATAAACGTGGATATTACCACGATTGTTGTACCTGATGCTGCAGCCACGCCCGTCAATCATACCTTCGTTCCTTCGAAGATTGATGGCGATACCGCAAGGTGGAATGAGAAATCGGCCACACATGCCAGTGGATACTGGACGTTGGCCATCTCGCTCCGTGATCCGCAGACGTCGAACGGCTCGCGTGTTTATCGTAGTAAGGTGGACGTTGCAATGCCCGTGTTGGTGACGGAAGTCATCAACGGTGTTAGCATCCCGAAGGTTGCTTACACCATGCGAGCCTCTGCTGAGTTCATCGAACCACAAGACAGCACGCTGCAGAACCGAAAGGATCTGAAGAAGATCCTCGTGGGGATTCTCAATGGCGCCGTTGCAACTAGCGTCATTGAGGACCTTGATCATGTCACCTAACGAGCCGACTCCCAAGTTGGAGAAGGCAGTGAAGTGGCTGACCTGGGTCTTGTCCTTGCTATCGCTTTTGGGCTCGCGCCCACGTCGATAGCTTCTGCAATACCTACTTTGCCAACTGAGGTTATAACCCGTGACAAAGAAGACAAGAGCTGCAGCCCTTTTCAGGGACCTGTACCGTTACGATGTATGCATCGCCCCAGCCGTTGCGCAGCATATGTTTTTGCTGCACAACACAGAGTTCTCGAGGAGTATCGCAGAGTCTATCAAGACTGGCGACTTCTTGAGAGTTGTATCTGCTTCCGTCGATCCCAAGGGGTATACGAATGCCGATACGTTTGGCCGGGACTACCACTCTGCCGAGATGATGTCCAAGTACCCGAGTTGGGACTTGGGCATCGATCGCGAAGCGGTAGCCTATGCCAAGTTTCTGGAGGCTGAAACACTTTGTAAGGACACGAATCGACGCCTGCTTACCTCTCTGGGACGCTCCACAGTTGGAGTTCCCGCTCACCCGCTTTTGTTAGCGGCGATGAGGAAAATCGAGAGATTGCTAGGTCCGTTCTCGTGGCCTGAAGTGTTCCAGTACTCACGTTGGGGCAAGGGAGCTTCCACCCGACTCGGTCGAGCCAGACGAGATGCGTATTACAAGTTCAGGGGTTTACCCCACGTAACGCACGATCTGTTTCCAATCGCACGCAAGATGGTGGCTTCGGTTCCTGGATGGAACCCGAGTCACCTCGAGTGTGTTCTTGGCAACAGAGTCACCACTGTCCCGAAGAACGCTAAGACGGACCGTATCATCGCCATCGAACCCGATCTGAACATGATATGTCAGCTCGGAATCGGCGAGATGATCCGGAAACGTCTTAACAGAGTAGGACTCCTGACCCCAACGGCCCAGCAAAACAATGCTGAGCTAGCAAGGATAGGGAGCTTAACAGGTCGGTTTGCAACAATCGATCTGTCTATGGCGTCCGACACAGTCTCTTACGAGCTTGTACGGACACTCCTGCCTGCCCGATGGTTTGAGGCACTTGAGCAGTGCCGCTCTCCGATGGGAGTTCTTCCTTCTGGTGAACGCGTAGTTTACCAGAAGTTCTCTAGTATGGGTAACGGGTACACGTTCGAGCTTGAGACCCTGATATTCTGGGCCTTAGTCTCGGCGGTACTCGACCTATACGGAGGAGGGAAACATCAGGTACTTGTGTACGGAGATGACATCATTATTCCGACACAGTACATGGAACATGTCCTCGAAGTCATCAAAATGGTCGGGTTTATCCCGAACCTCAAGAAGACTTTTGGAGATGGACCATTCCGAGAGAGTTGTGGAAAACACTACTTTCAGGGAGCTGATGTTACGCCCTTCTACGTCCGTCGACCGGTGGATTCTATCCACCGACGCTACTGGCTCGCCAACTCCATTAAGAGATGGAGTCGATTGTACTATGGTTTGGATGGAACCTACAAGTCAGCTTATGACTCCGTAGTCCAACCAATTCCGAAGTGCCTTCGACTTCATATCCCTGATGGATATGGCGATGGTGGACTCGTTGTTGATTTCGACGAGGCCACTCCTCCGAAAGCCCGAAAGGGCTTAGAGGGTTACCGGTACCGGTACGTTTCGGAAGTTTCACCTTCGAAACGTTTCGACGATGAGACCTTCCTGTTGAAAGCTCTGTATGAGCTCGATCAGGTAGGAGACGTAGAACGCGACGCACGACCAACCGCCGTAATTGAAAATCGTAAGAAATTCAAGATAAGCGATGGTATCGTGCATCAGTGGTCACACTTTGGCCCTTGGATCGAGACGATCTAAGGAGTCCGTCGTGTGCCTTTTCCCAAGCCTCATTTGCTTGGTGGGTACTTCCTAATTTCTTAGGAAGGTGAGGGGTCACTTCAACCCCATGTGAACAGAG